CCACTGATCCGTCATAACCAAGGATTGCGGTTCCCAGTGCCGTAGTCCCGCTGCTTGGCGCAGCTATCGTGACAGTTGGAACAGCAAGATAACCGCTGCCGCCCTCGGAAATGGTGATGCTACTGATTTGACCTGCCGTAATTGTCTCCGCAACCACCGGATCAACGCTTCCATTGACATAACGCAGGTCAGCCGATCCGTCCGTGTAATACATTCGGTTATTCAACTGGGCGAACCTAACCTTGGCCCCGGAAACAAAATCTGCGCCGGTTAGCAGGGTAAAGGTTCCGTCTTCAGTGGCAGCTTTCAGATAGTTTGAGCCATCAGCGATCATTAGATACTCCACGCTGCCCGTGTCAAAGTATCCAAGCGAGATAACTGGCGCAACCAAGCCTTCCCAGAGTCCATCCTCATCCTCCCAGTTAACCGCTGTCTCATCCCAGATCAAGTACCCCGCAGCAAGGCTTGTTCCCCTCCTAGTGACAGCGTTTCCAAATTCATCAAGGTCAATATTCTTGCCCTCCGCAAAAGCGTTCTCTGGAATCAGGTTTGCGCGAGATGCGCTGACTTGACCGCCCACAAAGCTATTGTTCCCGTCCAGTATAATCGGGTCATCCAATACTTCATTTGCGATAACAGGCATTACTCTACAAAATCATCCCTTGACCAGTGATCCACCACCGCCGGGATGATGACACTCACCTTGTCCTGCTGCACGTTGTCCAGATCACGGCATATTTGCAGTAGATTAGCCGCTTCAGTAAATTTAACCTGCGCCTTTTGGTATTGCATGGAGCGTTCCAGCATATCACCCTCCGAATACGCCAGTAAGGCGTTTTCTGCCCCGTTAATTATGGGGCTGTCCGAGTCGCCCATCTCCACGAACTTCAATTTGCCAAGGGCATAGAGGGTTCCAGCGTTCTTGGGTGTGGCAATGGGTTTGATTCGGCAATTTCCGCTCGCATCAGGCGGTAGGGGAACAAAGTTTTGCGGGTTAGCCCTGCGACTGGAAGTGTTGTTCCACATATTCGGGTTCAACTGGAAGAATTGAACCCAACTCCCCCCAACACACTCCATTCCATCCTCCTTCCCCGTCTCCGTGAACCTCACGGCTACAATGAAGTCCAGTTTTGGAGCGGTCGAGGCAACAGTGGAGGAAGTTGGGTAATAAAATATGGTTGGATCATCAGATAAGGTAATGATTTCGTCCTCGGCAGAGACAGAAGTTGAAACGACACCCATTGAATTAGTCCAGAGCGATGCTTCAAACATCATCCGGTAACGATTGTTGATGAACTTCTTGCAGGTCGCCACTGACGCACTGTCCGTGTCGCTCATCTTCGTCGTTATCTGGTCTGCCAATTCAGTTAATGTCATCAGTCTCCCCTCTCTATCTCCGATTCAAGCTCTGCGATTGTGTCCAGAGCTTCCCTTACCCATTCAGGAGCCGCTATCGTCGCCGCCTGAAACTGCGGGTGAGCTATCATCCTTTCCCCGTTGTCCAGACGCGGCGAGAAGCACCCCGTCAACAGCAGCACGGTTGCGATCACGCTTTTCCCCCAGCCGTTCCATCGCTGCCTTATCATCCAGCTTATCTCCAATCCTCTCCACGGCCTCCACCAGCTTCGGTAGGGCCGCTAAACCCTTCAACGCCTCCAGAATCATTTCTTCTTCGCAGCATATTCCTTCATCGCATCCACAATTCCCTGACCGCCAATGTACGCAGGGACAATTATAACCACTGCGCCTATAACCTGTTCAGCCACTTCCGGTGACAGGTTCAACCATTCAGTGGCCATGACAGTTAACAAGCCGCCAATAGCCATCCAGAGTTTACGTGACTTCAGTTTTTCCTTCATTATTCTTTTAGTAGTTTAGCAATCTTAACCGCCGTCCAGACGCAGGTCATGGCAAGCAGTAGTATCTTTAGCATTAGCTCAATATCAGTCAGGCTGACCGTGGCTAATACACCACCGTTCACCCCGAACATCTTGAGGTATTCACTTATGTCTTCCATTTGCATCCACCCTACTCATCCTTTAAATCAATAAACACCCACCCGTTCTGCATACGAGCCAGTTCCTCTATCTCACCCAACCGCTCAGTCACTGCCGTGACAGATACGTGCTGCACGATGGCAACACACAACAGGCATACTGCCGTTATCTGCCAGAAGAACAAACTGAGCTTCGGGATACTCATTCACTGGATTCCTCGCCTTTCACCCACGGCAATGGCTTTCGCATCGGCTGAAGTTTTTTCGCCTCAATGTGGGCGTCAAGAACTCCCAGAATATTATTGTCTTCAATGTACTTTTCGGCAACGGCATCAAACCACGCCTTGTCCAACTTCTCGTAATCAACAAAATTGTCGGGGTCTACGGTCAGGTTGATTGTGTTATCCGTACGAACAGCATGACCGTCATCTGATGTTGCCACGACTCGGATAAGGTGATTAACCACAACATCATCCCTCAAGACACCACCAACCTCTAGTCGGTGAACATAGGGTTCTGTGTGGATTATTTTATATGTGTTAGCCATAAATTGTTATGTGTTGTTAAGTTGCCTTGTTTCGCTTCTGCCGCTCCATAAGATAGCGCGGTCTGGAGTATTTCAAAACTCGCCTCAACTCCTTGTCAGTTAGCTCCGCGCCCAATGAATCATCACCATCAGCATACGCTTTAGCTTTCCATGAGGTATCGTGCAGTTGGCATAAAATGCTTACCACCTCGGTCAGTTCCTCCAGCGACAGGTTAACCTTTTCGCCATCCAGAAATTTTTGTGTGTTTCCGTTCATAAAAATCAAACAGCCTCCTGCTTAAGGGGTGTCGTTGCAACTCCATGAGAATTCGGTGTCAGTGCTATTAAACCAATCGTTGCCGTACCACTTTGAAACCCCGTCAGAAGTGAGGGTTATTTGAGGGTACAATGCCCCAGCGGAAATAATGTAGTTGTTGTATGTGCCATAATGGTATGAGTCATATCGCGTTATCATCTCATCGGAGCTGTCTGTTGTAACAACCTTAACAGTATTATCTCCACTGAAGTGAAAAAAGCTGAACCGTCTCCCCGCAGGGACATCCGCAGCAGCCGGGATGGTCAGCGTGTAGTTGGTGGTGTATCCGGTTGACCACACAACTGACTGGTCGGTTCCATTCTCAGTAATAGAGGAGCTTGACCCAGAGTTAATCGTGACATTGGTCATCGTGTCTTGATGGTTCTTAATCGCAGAAGACGAAAACTCCATCACGTCTATATCGCCAAGCTCAACTCCCGCTGAGATTTTCAATGTATGGTCAACTCCATCAACACCCACAGAAAAACTAGTGCTGTCAGCAATTAAGCGGATTGCCGCATCACCACTCGCCGTCTCATTATCTACAAGAATTGCTGGCTGCGAACCTGAGTGTGGTTGAAATACGGTCAGCGGCCCATGCCCATCAGCATCAGAGGGTACGCCGCCTATGCCCACCAGTGCGCCACTACTTGATCCGTCCACATAAAAGGCATTGGCAGTGGCATCAGCTTCAATCCTGAAATCTATGTCTGAGGAATCCTCGTTTATGACCACCACCTTCTGGTCTGATCCGTCTTGATAGCACCGGATAAAGGATGCTGCACCGTCATCCACTTCAAGGTGGATATTATCTGTCCCCGCTGATGAAGTAATTTGACACCTGCCGTTAGGCGAATCCTGTCCCACCCCTAAATCTCCACCTGTGGTCAGGGAAACGTAGCTACCAGTTCCAAGCGCACTTGAGTTCAGAATCTTGAACTTATTGGAATCGTCCTGATCCAGTCCCATTACCCACTCTCCGGTGGAGTTTTTGAGCCAGATTGACGAGTCTCCACTCGACGTATTTTCAACCTTTATCGCAGCTTCAGTGCTTGCGGCGTGAGATAAGTGAAGTAATCTGTCTGGAGCGTCCTCCCCTATTCCAACATAAGCTGTGTCATAATATATTTTGCTTGCCGATCCCTCCGACCATAATGATGAGCCGCCACCAGACACGGTAGCCCACGTATTGTCGCCTCTCAGGTAAGTTGTGCTGTCTTTAGTTCCTGTTGCGGTCAGCCCTGTCGTTGCCACCAGCCCATCACAGTTCGTCAATGTTCCACTTGCAGGGGTGCCGAGCGCAGGTGTCACCAGCGTTGGACTCGTAGCAAAGACCAGCGAACCGCTGCCTGTCTCGTCCGAAATAACCCCCGCCAACTGCGCGGAGGTCGTAGCTGCCATGACAGAAAGGTTGTCTGTCGTATAAACCCCGTTGGTAACTGTTGCTGCATTGCCTGTGCAGCTGCCGGAACTCCCACTCGCATTGCCCGTTAAAGCACCGACGAATGTGGTTGCCGTTACGGTTGAGGAGTTGGGGTTGTAAGTGAACGCCCCCGTGTCATCTAAAAGTGCGTTTGACTCATCGTGAAGCACAACTGGAAATGCCGTGTCTGCTGTTGAGTCCGTGACTGTAACAGTGGAGGCAAGCGTAGCCGTAGCCGCATTGCCTGTGCAGCTACCTGATGAGCCGCTCACATCTCCCGTTACATCCCCTGTCAGATCGGCCACGACAGGGTTGTCAAGATTAAGGGTTACGGCCCCTGACGTCCCACCTCCGTTAAGGTTCGTTCCGGCTGTGACTCCAGTTATATCACCAGTAGTAGGTGCTGCCCATGAAGGGACGCCAGACGCAAGAGTCAGCACCTCTGTGTCAGAGCCTTT